ATATTTTTCATAATCACTTAATAATGACCTGAAATCTTCAAAAACAATATTGTTTGGTTTAATATGAAAATCAATTGCACCAGAATAACCAGATGTTGCGCCTGTAATAGTTGGAAATGGATTACCAATTGTTTGAACTGTTAAATTTGGATTATTTGAAGTATATCCAGTAAAGCCAATAATTGTATACGAATTTCCAGTAGGATTAAGTGTAGACCAAACAATATATTGATTATAAGAAAGATTTAAATTTTTTAATGGATTATCATCTGGATTACTTACATTACCATAATTAAATGCTAAACCAAATGTATTAACTGTAGATGCAATTGGTATTGTAAAAGTTGAAACATTTGTGACTGAATTATAAACAAAATTATTAAATGTAATTGTATTAATATGTGTAAGTTGGGAGTTCATAAACAAACTACCCGGATATGCTACAATGATGTTTTGTATCGATATTCTTAAAAATTCATATGCCGAACCAAATCTAACAAAGGTATTTAAGTCTGATTTGTCTAAATTTAAAACAGCGTTAGTATTATACTGATGTATGATTTCAGATTGTGTTTGTGTTAAACCAATAGTTTCAAGAGTAACTGGACGTACAAATGAACTTAATGTATTTGAATAATCAATAGATACTCTCCCTTCAAAATTTGATGTAACAGCAAAACTACCGAATGAAAATATTGTTTCGGATGCCGTATTATTAAAATTTGTTCCATTTAAATTCTGGTCAAGATTTGTACCTACTACTTTTACTTTTGCCACAAAATTTCTATTTTACTATAAATACAATAAAAAAAAATCTCAATACATATGATTGAGATTTTTAATGTCAGATTTTTACTAAACATTAAATATTCGTTTTTTTAATGTTTACTATACTAATGTTAGTTCAAAGATTTTACTTAATTTTTCTTCAACATTTTCATTATATGCAATTCTAATTAACTTAATATCATTTGCTTTAGCAAATTCAGTTTTAATGTTGTCAATTTTTTGTCTTGTAATAAAACTTTTTTCTCCGCCAAAATATTCTACCGCTTTGAAGTGTTGTTCACCGTCATATTCAATAAGTAACTTATACTTTGGTAAATAATAATCAAAACGCAACGGAAGTTTGTTTTTACAATTATTAAATATTTTTTCTTTTATAAATTCAATATTTTGTTTTTCTAAATATTTTTTTATTTTAATTTCGCCTTTAGATTCTTTACAAATTGGACAACCACAACCACTTAAATGATCGCTTGCTTTTTGTTCAAATAATCCATGTTCAAGACAAATTATTTTAAGACATTTTTTACTTCCAATATAATTTGTAACTGAATAATCATATTTATCTCCATGCACCCTTTTTGCACCAATTATAAATTCTTCGGTTGTTTTGTTTAAACCAGCACATTTAGGACAACCACCCCCATTTAAATGTGTATTAGGAATTTGTTTAAAAATACTGTGCTCAGAACAAATAATTTTAATTTTTGTATGATTATTTTTATATTCAACCAAAGAATAGTCATACTTATAATTGTGAATTAAATTGGCTTTATTTATAAATATTTTGGTTGTTAATTGTCTTGAAATAATCATTTTTTCAACTTTACATTTTGGACAACCTCGATTCATTAAATGACTATTTGGTATTTGTAGAAATTCACCATGTTTAGGACATATGATTTTTATTTTGATTTTACTATTTAGATATTTTGCCAAAGAATAGTCATATTTATTTCCATGAATATTTTTTGCTTTTTTTATAAATTCTTCAATTGTTACATTTTTATTAACACATTTGGGACACCCACGACCCATTAAATGCGAATTCGGTTTTTGCTTAAAAACACCATGTTTGGGACAAATAATATCAATTTTTATTTTTGAATCAATATAATTAACATTTAAATAATCATATTTATTTCCATGAATATTTTTTGCTTTTTTAATAAATTCTATGGTTGTTAAATTTTTTGGCATTTGCAAATATACAAAATTTTATTTAAATGCCAGAAGTTATATTGTTAAAATTTTGGGTCTCATCGATCGAATTTCTTTTTTCCTTGACCTCGAATAAAGGCACATTTGACACATCGTCTTTAATTTCAAAAAGATTAAACTGATCGGTTATTACTCTATTTTTATCATAAATTGTTAAAATACCATTTTGAACGTCTTTAATTTGCTCACCCCCAACAATATCCGCCAATGTACCAATAGTGTTTTCAACTAATTCAACTTCCAATACAAGCGGTGAAAAATAGGTATTTGTCATCAAAATTATTCCGCCCACATTACCAATAAAAGGCAACACATTTGGCTTAACATCTGAAGAACTGCTTGGAGTTAATTGTAAAAACATCAAAGTACCTAAATCATCAAAACGATATCTGACTGCTTTTTGAGAAGTATTTCCAACGTTTTCACTAACAGGAACTACTTTATTTGAAGTAACAACATATCGTACCACGTTTCTTAATTTAGTGTTATCTGAATTAAGATATTCAATTTTAAATCCCTGTAATGCGTTATTTGCTTTTAAATTATCAGGCAAGGGAGTTGTGCTCAAATCAATTACAATACCGTTAACTGTTGGTAATGAAGATAAAACACCACAATCAACAATTGTTGTCATTATAAGTTTTGGTTTAATGTAAATTGTATATATCCCTAATTGATTAAAAATTGCTGCTGGTAATCTTAAATTATATAACCCTTCCAATACGTTACTGTTTTCAAGTAAACTTGGATTAACTACTGGTATAAAATTTGGGTCAGTGCTTGGTAGATAAAGATAAGACAATAATTCTGTTGCAACTAATGGAATTATATTTGTATTGTTTGTTTGTCTGTCTGGAGCATAATTATAATACATGTCAATATCTTCAATATTAACATCTGCAGACCTCGTAACTCCATATGAACCAATTGCCATAATATTAAATATTTATTAATTCTTCTTTAGTTATCGAACATTTTGTTCTTTTAATAACATTTTCTCTCCAAGGTATAAATACAAGATTTTTTAAACTTGCAATTATTTCTGGCTTAATGCCATTTTTAAATCCTTCAAAAATTGAATATTTGTGATCTAAACAATATGCGCCATCAATTCCAGAAACACCTCTTTTATTATAATTTTCCAATAAATTTATTGGTTGTCTATTGGTTAATTTAACAACAAATAATCTATATTTTTTATATTCTGGTAAGTTTTTTAAATATTTATCATATTCAATTCCAGTACGTTTAACTAAACCAATTGATACTCCCTCACTAACAGTTCTTCTATAGTTAACGGTAGTTAAATGTTTATTTATAAATGATGCGGTTAAATTAAGTTCTTTTCCAATTTCTTCAGCACTTTTATATTTATTTAAATATAAATTTTCAATTTTTTCTTTTTTTTCTTCAGTTAAATTAATTTTAATACCGTTACTATATCCTTTTCTCAAAATATCTAAATTTTTTAATATTTTTATTATTGGTATCTTACTAACATTGAAATAACATCCTATTTTTTCTGTACTAAAATTTTCGTTCAAATACATTTCTTTTATTTTATCAATTTCTTTATTTGAAAAATTAATTTTTACATTATCTCTATTTTCAATCCAAACATTATTTAATAGGAGTATTTTCTTTATAGTGCGTCTTACAACATTTAATTTATTACTAATTGACGTTAATGATATTCCTGATAAATATAGTGAAACTATTTCATCAATCTCTTCATTTGTATAATTGGTAATAAATTTTCTGGTTTTCATGTTTTTATGTGTTATTAATTACATTAAAAAATTTACCTGCTGCATATGTTTCCAAATCAACCAATTTTCTTATATATTCTAATCTATAATTTCCATCAAATGCTGGTAATTCTTGTCTTATTATAAATACATCATTACTGATTTTTGGGTTACTAATAATATTTTCCTTATTTGGAGTTTGATATATTGGCTTAATTATAAAATTAGGATTGTTTGTATATCCACTTGTGATAAAATTAAATGTTGTTCCCGATGTATCTCCTGTAAGAATATCGACATATCGAATTCCACCAAGAAAATAAACAATAGTATTTCCCGTTGACTGAGCCAAAACAATCCCATCTATTATGGAAGTACCACCAGTTACATATATTTGCGCTATAGTACCACCAGTTACATATTTTCTTAGTTCTGCAAGTCTACTTGTTGAATGTCCTGTAACTGAATGTGTCGAATTGATTATTAATGATACCCATGTACCACCACTCCAATAACTCATTCCAGTAACAATATGATTATGTGATGGCGTTATTAGCGTACCACCACTCCAATATTCGTCAGTTCCAATAATATAACCACTACTACCAGATATTAACAAGCCACTTCCCGCAAGTGTTGTACCACCAGTTAAAAGAGATTTAAATTTTATGAGTTTTTGTATAATATCTGCACTTGTAGCACCTGATACTTGAATATAATTAAATGGAGAGTCTAATACATATGCATCAAAAAATCCAGCATCTTTTATTTCTTGATTTAACAATATCTTAAAATTATATGTAACGCCAGTACTGATATCTGGAATAATTACACGACATGTACCAGTACAACCAGTTGTTGTGCCAGTTGTCATTATTCTATATATGGTTTTCTTTATTAATTCCATTAACCTGTTGATTTACGTAAGAAGACTGTGATATCTTTTTCTGGGAATTTTATTTCAAACATACTATCTTCAGTTGAATGAATTGTATTGTTAATGATAGTTATTTCACCAGTACTTGGATTAATATCTTGAGAAATAACGTTATTTGAATATTGACCACCCACTCTGTTATATACTTTAATGTCAATAACGTTAATAACTCCATTGGCTGAGAGTATTTCACGTTGAAGCGGACCCAGAAACAAATCCTGATTCATTTCATAATTATTAATATCCAGATAGTTTCTAACAAGTGTAATAATACTATTTGCAACCTGATTATCGGCAACATTTTCAACATATACATCAACATCAAAAGCCAAATTAAATATCTTACCGTTGGTTACTTCAACATAATCATTAAGCATTCTGAATTGACTAAGATATTCTGCAATATTTTCATTCATTAATGTGGTACTTGTATTGTCTAATTTACCATCTGACCCAATACCTAATGTTGAAATAACAACTTTATTATTTAATTTCATTGAATTAGCACGAAAAGGTGAACCAAACTGCCCCGGCATCTTATAAAGCTGTAATAAATAATCTGTTAAATTTACATCTCTATTTTGGCTACTAAAATTATATTTTATTAATTGTCTTATTTGTTCAATACTCAATCCATCATTACCACCAATTGCAGGAATAGGATTATTAACGGCTAAACTTCTTTGTACTGTCTGATTATAATCCTGACGAGAACCTTGAACTGTTAAATTATAATTACCAAGTTGTGTTAAAGTACCTGCTCCCACGTTTGAATTACTACCACCACCAGTTCTATATTGAATAAATAATGTATAATTTGCCAATAATTTTTCGCCCAATGCTGTATTATTTAAAAAGTTTTCAAGAAAATATTGATTACTTACACCCATTTTGAGAAAACCTGATTTGAATGCATCAACATCTGCATCACCCGAACCAAATATTACTTTACAATAACCGTTAGTTGTAAATTCTTTTATAAATTTTTTGGTCACATCAATCCATGTTGCTGCCTTAAGTCCATTTGTATTTGTATTTGGCTGTGAACTATTTCTATTTGCAACAAATACTCTTTGTTGTGCAAGCCAATCTACTTCATAATATTTGTTTGCTGCTGTAGCAAAATCTGCAGCAGTCGGATTACTTGAATAATTAGTACCTTCCAATAAAATAACATTATCTATTTCGAGTACGTCTGGGTCTGGCAATGTTACTGAAAAAAACGGTACAATATCTGTTGAACTAATTGCTCTTTTAAAAATGCTTGTAGAACCATTAATAACCACTTCTCTTTTTGTTATACTGTAATTAATAATAATACCATTTGAATCTGTGTTTGGAATAATAGAACGATTAGGGTCACCTAAATTACTTATTGGTGAACTCCAATCAATAATTGCTTGCGTTTCAAATATCTTTCCACCACCAAGTATTTGTGCACCTGCTTGTAATTGAGGATAATACGAAGCGTCTGGTTTGTCACCAAGAACAGGAACTGTTACAGTAAAATCGATTACAGTTACTGAAGGTCTTCTTGCTGGAATATTAAATCCCATATTTTTCGCAATATTTAAAATTGATGCTCTTTGTTGTGCATAGTCTATTTGCGTTTCCTGAAATGCTCTATCAGTATTGACAGATAAGTTATTAGTAACGCCAGCATTTAAATCAATAAGCATTGCGCCAACTGAACTATCAGTAAAGTCAGATAAAATCTCTGGGTATGCCTGACGAATATAACTTATTAAATCAGTTCTTATATCTCCGAAAGTTCTGCTTCCGTATTGTATAATGTTTTGAGTTGTGTCGTTTGCCATATTTTATATTTTATATTTTAAAAGTTTAAATCTAATTCACCTTTTTCACTAAAAGCATCTTCGCTAAATGTAAATTTAATGTTAACATTTACCTGATTCTCCGATATTGGATTTCCTTCGTCATCAGTAAGCCAATTAAAAGTTACACTATTAATTGTAAGTGCTGGAATATATGTTGATACAGTTGTTTTAATTTCTTGTTCAATATCATTTGCATCTAAATTATCGTTTGGTTCGAATATATATTTTAATAGATTAGTACCATAGTCTGGTTCATAATATCTTTCACCTTTACTTGTAAGCAAGAGTAATAACAAATCAGAACTGAATGCGTCTTTGGTCACTTTACTCATTAAAAAATAAGTATTTGTGCTGACATCATCATTTAATGGAAAGGTAATATTATATGAAGCCATTATAAAAGATTTTTCTATAAATACTAATAAATAAAAAATCCCGACATTTTATGTGTCGGGATTTGTCTGGATTAATAATTAAAATGCTTTTTTAAAACCGTTAAATTGAAACTGCACAATCTTGTACATCATTCAATTCTTTGTAACGAGCACCGTAGAGTCCCGTAAGAAATCGATTCCTGATGTTCTTTCCTGCATTTACATCTGCATTGTCTTCGTGACCACAACTAAGACACTTGAACATCTCTCCATTTCGATTTCCCCGATTGGTATGACCACATGCTGGACAAGTTGTGCTGGTATGATAAGGACTAACAGTTCTGAACGAAACACGGTTTAGTTCGCACTGCATTTCAAGTCGATTTAACCAATACTTCCAATTCCAAGTACCAATCGAAGCACGAATACTTTTACTCAATCGTGCTTTGAGTTTTGATTTATGTCCCATATTTTTAAGTTGTTCTACAACTATCAAATCAGGATTCTCTTTAATTAATATTTCCTTTGCTGTTTCATCAATTCTTTGTTTTAATGCTCTCTTAGCAACATAATATCCATTGGACTTCTGCTTACAACGTTTCACTCTCTCAATACATGATTTTATGTCTTTACCATACTGATTACCGTTATTGAGACTTGCTAATGCGTTTATACCTGTATCAATACCGATGCAATGTTTACCTTCCTTTTTTGTCTCGGTTATGATTTCAAAACTAAACTGAACATAATTCTTGGTTATGATATATGAATTCAGTCTCTTACCGATATTGTTATACTTGTTGAAGTGCTTGTGGTATTTTATCGGTAAGTCCATTATCATCTTATTACCAACGCTGGCTATGTGTAACCAAGCATCAAAAAGTCTGCTGTCTTCGGTTTTATATGTGTTGTTTTTTGTTGGTATTAAGTCAGCAATGGTACAACTAACATACATACGATTACCTTTATGAACAGGCTTAACGGCTTTCTCTTTCCATCTTTGTCTTGAAGCATTAATCATGTCAATGGCTTCCCTTGCTGCTACCTTTCGTAGTCGTGCCGATAACCAAGTTTCGGGTATATCGACAACGGGTTTAAGAAGTTCTCCTTTTGTTGCTTTCTCAGAATTCAACCAGAAATAGTCAATGAAGATATTAACCACCTTTGAGTACTCACTCAAGATGATTAATAAATCATTCTGTTTCTTCGCTGTGGCGAATTTCAGACTACATTTGGTTGACCTGATTAGTTTCATTATTATTATTATTTTAATCGAATAATTGGTAAACCATCTTTGGTTATCGTATCTTGAAATCTGTTATCATATGTATATAAATCAAATTGAAATTCGTTTAATGTGATGAGTTCAAGTTTTATTTCATGTGGGAAGTTATCTCTTTCCATAGGCACATCAACAGACCAATCAATTGGTTTTATTTCTCCTTCAACCATATCGGTAAGTAAAGCGTATAATACTTTGTCACCAACTTTAATTTCCTCACCATTTTTATAGGTTTTAATTTTAATATTTTTTAACACTTGTTCTGTTACGGCACTATTTTCACCCAATTGTTTTTTAAATAAATTTTTCATAATTTTTTGTTTTAATTTGATTCTCTTTTAGTTTTTGTTCTTTCAATTCTTTTTTACGCTTCGCTGACCTACGACCATATAATTTACCCGAAAAACTCGCCATAAGCGTCATAACATCATTTGCGAACTCTTCCACATCAGATATGTTGTTGTTCTCGATACACTCCAATTCAACATCATAACTATTGAAGAAGGTCTTTATTAAATTAAATTGAAATCTGGTCAATCGGTCCTTGTTTTCGATTACAATCTTACTAATTTTTTTCTTAATAACCAAATCCACGAGTTTAACAAATCCGATTCTTGTATCCGATAATCCTGACCCAACATCCTTTATTATATGTTCAACCTTATACTTCTTCTTAGCACAGTACTCAGATATTCTCTGAGACTGTCTATCTAAATCTCCTTTGGTTTTTTGTTCATGACTACTTACACGACTATATGTAGCAACAGAATCAATCACATATTCAATCTTCTGTTCACCCATGAACTTCTGTATATCGTCTTCAAGATACTTTCTGTGACCACCAATAGTTTTAATTGATGGTAGTTTACCTTCATTATCCCAAATTCGAAGAGTTTTCTTTGTTACTCCAAGCATTTCCGATACCTTCTGTATGGATAAAAGTTTACTCATTCGATTGGTCAAGGATTTTTAGCATCAGTTCTTTTGACGAATCCAGTATCTTTTGGAATTCCTCAACAGAAATGTCTTCATCAACATCGAGTTCAAAGGGTATCGGATACACATCACCATTATCAAGTTCAAATTCATGTTTATCAACACGAACAACTTTTAACGATTGATTCTTTAAATTTTCCATAATTTTCTTAGTTGTCTTTCTCATATATATATACTTTTATTTTCGGTAAAAATACAAAAATTATGTTAATTCTATGTTAATTTTTGTTAAAAGTTGTATAATTTTGTTAAGATTTTTCGTAGCAGTTAGTTAACCCTTCTTACTTTTCTTTTCTTTTTTTGCTGCTTTTTCTTCGTCTTCTTTTTGTTTTTTCGTATCATAAAGACTTTTGATTGATTCGTGAAGAACAATAATTGGGTCATGTCCATACTTCTGTAATACACCTGTATGTGTATTAAAATTTGGTTTTTCAAGCGAAAGTGCATCAAGTTCACTAACACCAACACCAGCGAGACATTCATCAAATGCCATTTTTTTCATATCATCAGGTAGTTCGTTAAAAATTTCTTCATTAACTACTACTGCAAAGTTTAATCCTTCAGTAAGTGTTTCTACAAGATCGTTTGATTTTATAAGTTTGCAAGGGTCTTTTTTTTGTTTGTTATTACAAAGAACCTTAAATTCAACCCACTGTGGGATTGTTGTGCCGTCTCTAACTTCATCAAAAAGTTTTACTACATCCTCAGATGCTTCTTCAAATTTTGTCATAATAATTGTTTTTAATTAATAATTAATAAAAGATATATATTTAAGTTTTGTTTCTATTATTTTTGTTTTTAATTTCTCAAAAATCGGGTCATTTTCATCAAATTCTTTTTTGAATTTATCTTCAAGTTCTTTTATAAAGGATATCATGTCATCAACACTCAGTTTTACCATGTCTTCAATTTCAACTAATGTTGCTAATTGTTTATTGACAGCATCTTGCTTTTTAATTTCTTCCATTTTTTTATCGTATTCTGAATTAATTTTTAAAATTTCTTCTTCGGTAACAACAGTACCTTCCAAAACAGCATCTAAGCGTTTCTTAGCCAATTCGTTTTTTTCTTCTTCTGTTAAAAACAAACCTTTTGCATTGTCTGCGTTTTTATCGATTTCAATTATTTTTTTTGCAGCTTCTGAATTAAAATCACCAGTTTCAACTGCTTTTTTTAAGTTTTCTAAATATGGGTTCATAATTATATTTTTTATTTATTTTAAGTTCTCATGTTTTGCATTTCAATTGCTTCAAATTTCAACGCATCATGAGTATCATTTAGTTGTATTCTTTTTATAAATTTAATAATTCCATAACCAGTTAATTCGCCATAATCATTACGGAGAAAAACTTCTTTAATATTAATCAATTCTTTGAAAAGATCGGTGTTTTCGTCATAATTACTTGTTTTGAATTTCAACGGTATTAAAAATTCTAACTGACGATAATCAAACCCAATTTTTTTAATATGTAAAAATTCAGTAAGTTGTTCAATTTTATTTACAGTATTTTCATTTTCACGAATAACTTTGATTGGAAATTCAAAAGTCTTAGATTTTTCAGTCATGTCTTTTACTTCATATTGAGAATCCAAATCATTTTCGTCAATTTTTTTAATCACATTCATAACCTTTGCTAATCCTACTTCAACTGGTTCATTATTGTAAATACCAAGCAATTCATAATCATCATCTTTGAGTCTTCTTTCTTCATACTCCTGAATTAAAACTTCACCAATTGTTTTACCAGCATGTCTGTGCTTTTCGTCATAAAAACCGAAATGCTCGTATCTTTTACCTCTTGGGTCCTTTTGAGCATAAGAACTTCCATGTTTATCTGCTGCAAGTGCCATCTGATATGGAGTTGCTGTACGAATGAACTTATCTGCCTTTTTTAATATTTCATAATATTCTCTGACATATTTTTCATCAGTTTTACCAGCATAGAATTTTTCAAGGGTTTGATTTCTGTGAAGCATTCTTTGAATTCTTTTATCGCCTTCCTGTAAATTATTTGGGTCAGCTTGTGCATCTGCTTCTGCTCTATACAGCATAATGCCGACACTTATCAAGATAATATGTATCTTAATATAAAACCAAAAATATATTTTTTTAAAAAAATTAATCATTAATCAATACTTTCTTTCTTTCTTCAAGTTCTTTTACATCACACTGAAGCATTTTTTTTTCGGTTTTTAAATCACTAATTTTATCTGCTAATGTTTCTGCTTTAACCTGAAGTCCTTTATTATATTTTTCAACTAATCTTCTAAACTCAGAATATAGTTCTTGAAAATATGATTCTTGCCATCTCTTTAGTTGATAATTATCTCTACCTAACATTCTTTTATTAAGAATAACTGATTTGGTGATCGCATCAACAAGTTGATTACTTTTTCTCTTATCCTTTTTATCGTCTTGTTTGTTATAATATTCGTTAATTTTTGGTGTTTTTCCAACTCTTGTACCAAATACCCTTTTTACTTTAGAGTGTATTTTTTTTTCTT